TGATTTTCAGGGTCATAATCATATCTTGCCAATCTAGCAAAATATTCAAGCGCTCCTGAATGATATAACTGTTCTTGATATGTATAATTGGTCCCTTGTTGTTTTTTCCATTTCGTAATCGCCCCAAAATTTGAAAGAGTATAAAGATAATCATTTCTATAAAGATAGTCAGGCTCCTTAAGATGGTCACAGTTTGTTTTTGTGCCATTTATACCTGTAGATAAAAGTAGAGCATCACCTTTTACGCCTGATTTCCCTACATTCAAAAGATAGCAGCTAGATTTTGCTGCCTCAACCAATATATATGTATGTGATTTTACACCAGAATAAACAGAAGGAAGAACAAGTATTGCTTGTGATTTTACGCCTTGTCTTTTACTTTCACCTTCACTGAGAGTGCAAAAGTATCCTTTATATTTTCTCTTTGTTCTTTCTCCAATGCGAGCCTTTTTATTAGCCTGTATTCCTTCATATTCTGCCATTTATGCAAATCTCGTTATATATGCCCTATATCCTTTTAAATCTCTCTTTGTTCTTTCTCCAATACGAGCCTTTTTATTTGCTCGCAACCCATCAAAATTGCGAGCAGCTCTTTTACCACAGCAAGTTTTTTTATCAGCTCTTAATCCTTTATATTCTGCCATCAGACTGTCCTAGGAATAACTATAACATAATCACTTGTGCCTATAACAAACACATCATATGTCTTCCCGTCATAAGTAATAGTATCTTCAGACACAACTGATTGCTTACTCTTATCAAAAGTAAAAATATATTTTAAATATCCCAGCATTTCTTCATATGAAGCATTGTTGTTTACTATAGCTATCGGGAAAAAGTATCTTCTACCACTGTATCTATGTGCATTGTCAATATATCCTTCTAGTTGAGGGTCAATACCTTCATGGGTTCTTACATAATAGTTTATCCCAGGCGTACCATCGTAATAAAACTGTTGAAACAATGCATTGGTTTTAGAACCATCAAGGTTACTTACAGAAATAACATTTGGTATAGGGTCTTCTCCTACCCTTGCCCCTGAACCATACGAATTATCCAAATGCTCAAATGTAATTGTATTTCCAGAAATGCTGCTTATTTTAGCCCGTTCACAATTTGTATCATCCATAATGAGATACCATTCACCTTCTGAAAGACAACTTGCATCATCTACATCTACAGAAACATTATCACCACTACTAACAGCAGCCTGTGTGGTTGTATAATCTTTGTTATATACTGTGTCATAACGCCCGCCATAGAAACAATAATATGTAGTGCCTACTTTAGTGATTACTTTTATATGGTCTTTATCTCCATATAACCAACAGATATGAGTGCTACCAGAAGAATAAATATAGCTATATGTTACATTTCCGCTTTGTTTTTTCCCGGTATGAGTTCCATTATCCCAGCTCAAAAACTGCAATACTTCAATTCTGTGCGATGAAGTATTTTTCCTGAATTTCATGCATAATTTCCCTTTACCATCCTCTCCTGAACTAGTAACTACAAAATAATCACTCCCGCTTCTCTGGTCGTCATGGTCAGTCCAGCCTAATGTTGTAACTAAAAAATCATGCAATTTATCAAGTAAATCACTTTCATTGTTAACTGTTTGATTTAATAAATTTGAATATGCCATTATTGCCTCCTTACCTGCCTGTTCCCTGCCCGACTGGCAGGCGGGGGCAGACAGGCTTGCCTAGTTTTAAAACATTTTTATATGGAAAATATGAAAGACTATAAAAGACCTCAAGCACTTTCTCTCCTTTAAATATGTATCCCCTAACACTATCTCCGAACACTCCTCCAAATTCCACTCCTATTATTTGTCCTTTTCCACCCATACTTGCTATTGCATGCCTTACAAAATAATAGCTATCTGCATTCGTGATTTTTTTGCCATTTAGTTCAAGCTCAACAATAGGTTTAGAAATATCAGGAAAATAACCATCTTTTTCTGTCCATACACTACCATCTATTAACGTTGCTTTCCACATATTTTTTCTCCTTCCTGCCCCCGACTATCGGCAAGTTATGTTACCCAAAGGGCAGGGTTATCCAATGTTCCTTCAGCTGGTTTATGCAGCACTATATTGTCTGAGCTACAATTTGCATCAGCTGGTTTCAATGTATTACCACTGCTCCCCGGTGTTAGCTGTGTCCATACCGGTGTGTCTTCTGTTCCTCCAGCACTAGCGTCATTAAAATACCATGTTAGTGTCGGCGCTGCTCCAGAATAACTATATCTAACAAATATCACACAATCTAAATCAGCAGGCACGCTGGCATCATAAGGTATTTCCCAACAGAGATTAAATCGAACACTTTCATTTTGTCCTGGTGCAGCAGCGGATAAATTTACATAACTATCACTTCCCTTTAATCTGTTTGCCGTGGCTCCACCTGCTGTAGCATTTGCAGGCTTCCAATCGGCATTTGAAGGCGGATTATCAGTAGTAGCTACAGCGCATAACATAGGTTTATTCCCATTTCCAGCAGTCCCAGTGAAAATTTCATGATTAGTGCTATTAACATTAAAGTCGTCCCATGCTTCCAGTTTGGGCGGTTCTGCCAGTGCTTCTGAAAACTGCACCCGAAGAACATTTTGTGCCGTGCTGTTATTTCCTGCTCCTTTTACTTCGCTTGGTATTGCCATTTTAATCCTCCCCGCCTGCCTGCCAAGCAGGCCTTAGCTATTCTAAAATTATTAGGCTTGCCCCACCATCTCTAAAATCAGTGATAGGGGGCAATTCTTTTATTGACAGACTTAAAAAATATACATTATAATTTCTTCCATAAATATCAGTATATGTTGTTTTTTTTGCTACTTTGCTTTTTAAAGTATCCATATCACTTTTTTTAATCCTAAAAGATATATCAATTCTTTTTTTTGCTTTCTCTGCATATTGCACAACAGTTGAACCACAAACCAATTCGTGTTCTGTTGCTTCCCCCTCCAGTCCCTCATCAATTGTCTTTACATCATATATAGACACACCAGCCAATGTAGCAATCATTTACACCTCTGTAATAGATACAAAATTTCCGCCTTCCTGTCTGAACCGTGCTATAAAAGGCAATTTTAACCAATCTTCTGAAACTACATCAGTAGATGCATCAGGCTTCAATATAGCAGGCCCTTCAATTTTTATAGAAGAGCCTTTCAGGTAAGAAGAAACAAATTTGAATGTGCATTTTTTTGGTTTTTCCATTAAAAAATCCTGCCATCTTGAAACAGACAGTTTATCAACACTGAATCGCAATCTTACATCCGTCGCCCGAGCCACTTCATCTTCAAGCCTCATTATATATTTACCGTTGATATTAACTGGTTTTTTTATTTCTTCTGTTTCAAAATCAATTTCTAACACACAATCTACAGCTTCTCCCCAATTTTCTTCATCTATATATATTTCACCTCCACCTAAACAAAATGCAGCCACTATGTTCCCCCTCTTGCCTGATACAACTCAAATTCTTCTGATAGCCGTTCCATCAAGTTTTGCATCCGCATAGGCATATTTTTTGTGATATTGCCAATATGAAGATGGAAATTTTTTTGCATACTTTGTGGGCCTGCCATTGGAAAAGAAAAAGAAGGAGAAAGATGTGGTAAATTGAATCTCAATGTTAAGTCTTTTACTCCGCTTATAGCAGTTATTTTTTGGCCAACATCACGCAGAGTTTCAGATATAGGCCTTATTGGAGATGCTCTCCCTTTTATATCAATAATAACTTCCTGGTTTTTTATTTCTTTTAATTTGGCTTTAAGTTCTTCTATTTTAGCTTTTGCTTTATTTATATCTGCATCTATTTCAGTTAATGTTTTCTTTTTAGACAATTCATCTAATTGTCCTTTTATATTTGCTAATTTTTCTTCATACTTTTTAAGTTGTGCATTTAAATCCTCTGTATTTTTTTGTTGAGTTGCAAGATTTTCCTCGGCCTTTGCCTTCATTTCTTCATGTATGCGGAGTAGCAAATTGCCTGCATCCTGCACCCCTCTTTCTGCCTCTTCCTGGTCTTTTAGACCCTCAGCTATGTTTTGTGCTTCCTGGGCCAATTTAGCTGCCTTTTCCAGTGAACCCCCATAATATGCCTCAGCTGCTGCGGCCAGTTTCTCTTGATATTGTCTTTGTCTATCCAGGGCACGTTCTTCTTCAGACATACCTCTTTGGCGAATAGCATGGATTTTATCCTGGGTAGTCTGAACGATATTTTCAATGGCTTCCTGTTGCTTCTTAACTTCTGCAGCATATTGTTTTTCAAGTTGTATGGCAGCATTATATTTTTGTCTAATGGTTCTAATAAGGCTTTGAATATTTTTTTCTTCTTCCTTTATTGCCCCCTGACGCAACTTTCCTAACTGATTTAATTCTTGTTGTGCCTGCTTTAATTCATTTGAGGCTTGCACTAGTTGTTTTTGATTTTGAGTAAGTTTTTGAGCACTCTCAGCCGCTTTTTCAAATGGGTCCTTTTCCATTTCTTCAGCCAAATCCGTCAGCATTTCTTCGCCAAGACGATCAAGTTCCTCCAATTCTTTCTTGAGACGGCCAATGCCACCCTTAAAGCCTGTCTTCAACCAATTGGCAATTATTTTAAATTTTTCTATCCAGGTAGCAAATTTTATTCCAAGAGCTTTTACTCCCCAAAACATTGGAGTAATTACATTTTTTAAAAACCAATTAGCAGCACTTGTGACTTCTTGCAGTGCTGGCAATAATGCTTCACCTAAACGAGCTTTAAAGATTTTGATTTCCTGATTTAATTTAGCCTGTTGACCTTGAAATTCACCTGCCATTTTGGCTGCATTACCAACCATTGGCTCAGTTTCTTGCAGAATACCTAAATATTCTGCTTGCCTTTTTTCGGCTAAAGTCAATTGCCCTACGGTCTTGCCTATTTTTTCTGCATATTCCTTCCACATTACTGAAACATTTTTAGTGACGCCTGCATTGTCCACCAAAATTGAATTTTCATTTTTAAGACCTTCAGTAGCGGACACAATAGCCTCAGCCATAGACAAATGGCCTTGCCTATTGACTGCTGCTGCATCTTTTAATCTATTTAACAAAGTGATAGCTTCTTCTATGCCATATCCACGCATCAAAAGGTTTTGTAAGGCTTTGGCTGCGTTACCTACATCTATCAAGCCATCTGCCGATAACTGAGAGGCGGCTTGAAAAGCACGGGCCACTTCAATGCCCTTAAATTTAGCAATACTGGCCAGCCCAATCATGGCCATTTTGAACTCATTAGCGCTTTTAATGCTATGTCTAAAAAATTGCTGGCCACGGTAAATAATTAAAACAGACAATACGTTTTGCAATGCCACTTCTAAATCGCTGACTTGGAGTTTGAAGCTTTGAAGTTCTCTCCTTGTCCTTCTAAAATTATTATTCAAATTTCTTGTGCTTTCACCAGCCCTTTTTGTTCTTTCTCCTAGCTGCCTGATGGCAGAAGATGTTGACTTGATTTTTTCTAGCGCATCTGCTACTTTAGCTCTTATAAGCAATATTAAGGAGGTATCCGCCATGTCTCACCTCAAAAAGTTTTTATGGGATGTAATAAAAGGGTTTTTTGTATTTTTCTTTTTGTATTTTTTGTTTATATATTTTGGTGCTCATCATGAAGGTTTTCTCGGTCTTATTATTATTGTGTCTGGTGTTATTGCCATCATTGGAATTGCTTTAGGGCTATTCAAAGGTATTATTCGTTTCATTACTCGTTCTGCACGAAACGATTAAATTGTTTTGCATCTGCCCAAACTGCTGCTCTAATCAGAAGTGCCAGTTCTTTATCTCTTTTTATCGCCGATTTAACCGCTTTTTTAAAATAGCTCATTCCATACTCCCATGCGTGAATGTGTCCCCGCTCAATCAAAAAAGATATTGCATCCTCTATTTGCCCCCCATCGCCACTGCTTCCATCTGGGTAGGCAGTTGGACGAAAAAATCTTTATTTACCTCTTTAAAGGCCTCTAAAACTTTTGTGTAGTTGTTAGCGCTTTCAACAAGATCTTCTAATTTGGTTCCTTCTGGCAATTCTATACAATTTTTCCATACTTTGATCATTGTGTCGTAATCACCGACTAAAATATTGGCCAAAAATTCTGTCTCTTCAAACCAAATCTTGGCCTGGTAAATATCTTTTGCTGAAAGTTCCTTTACTTTTATTTCTTTACCATCAATTACAATAGTTTTTTCTAGCCTCATTTACTCCTCCCTGCCTGCCTATTGTATATTATATTTTTTTTCATCATAAATAATTTCTTCCTCAACTTGCATTTGCTTTTCAGCTTCTGTTACTGGGATTGCCTCAAGTAAAAACTCAATATCTTTAATAAGTAATCCTATACAAAATTCCATAGGTTGTTGTGGGCTGTCAAAACATAATGTCCATAAATTTTCTTTTTTACCGCTTTCTTCATAGGCCTTCATAATTGTTTGCAATTTTTTATAAAATATTAATTTTTCCTTTCTACCGTGTAGATAAAATGTATATCTTCCTGTGCCTTTTGTAAGAGCATATTCTTCCTCTCCTGTTTCAGTCCTTACCCGCACCCGCCAATTCTCATTTTGTGCTATAAGTCCCATTTTTTAAAATCAAGTTGTCCATTATCCAATTTTATATATGTGCAACTATCAAGCCAGTCGCCACAATCAGCTATAATTTGACCGCTCTCTATTCTCATTATGCCTGCATAATGAGTGTGCCCTATCACTATTAGATTATAAGTATGGTGTTCCGCAAACCCGAACACATTGCTGTATATCGCACCAATTGACTTATGCCATTTTTTTCTATTATATTGTTTCCAATGTGAAGGGGGTTTGAAAAACCAAGGGGCAATCTTTTTCAAAAACCGCCACGGTGCCCAGCTACAAGCAGCGTCAAATTGATATCCATGTGTAAAAAATATATTATTAATAATAAAATAAGGAGGAGTTTCACAGCTGATGCCTAACAACTTTTGAATTGTTTTGTCTAAATCTGGGTCGTGATTTCCTTTTAGCAAATAACATTTACCACTTAAAATAAGTTTCTTTAATGCTTTCAATAATAAAGGACCTGTTTTTGATTCCATTATTTCTTTTTCTGTGCAACGCACTCTGTCTATTATGTCCCCTACACCCACTATTAAATCTGCCTCATCCAAAGCATAATCCACAAAACTTAAAAATTTTTTATTTGTATAAGGAATATGAATATCTGAAAAAGCGATTATTTTCATAACATCCCTATAAATTTAACCATATAAGGAGTGACTTGCTCTATTAACTCCTTTGTTACTAATCCAGCAAATCGTTGCCACAAACCCAGTACTTCTGCCTTTTCACATTCACTCAGTTCATCAACTGTTTTCCCCCGCACAATTTGGTCAATTCGGTCAAGACACTCTAATGCCTCAACAGGAAGTTTTTTTATATCTTCTCCCAATGCTGACCTCCAATAACATACAGAAAACTCACTGTGTTCACAGAGCACTTCTGCTAATTCATCTGCTTGAATCATTAACTTATTGTAATTTTTATTAAATTTTTTAAAGTTACTTCCAGAACCGGCACAACCTAATCCTAATAATATGCAGAGAAAAAGTATTATTCTTTTCATATTACCACCTCTATTTCTAACAATTGAATAACATTAAATATTTTATTAGCGATGGTTACTTTATCGCTACCTGCAAAGAGCAATCCAATTAAAGACAAACCATTTTTAGTCTCTTTAACAACAGCACTACCGCTATCTCCTGGAGCACTAAATTTTTGTGGTTTGTGGTCAATCAATATCTGGTCAACAAAATACGCTATATGGCCTTCTTTATCTATTTGAACTTGACATTCGTAATCAACTGCCCTCACCAATCCTTCTGTTACTCCAGTAGTGCGGCCAGATTTCATAACGGATTCGCCAAGTTTAACCGTGTCCACAGAGATAATATGCCCCAACTCAAGCAGTTCAGGATCAGCTGTATTATTACGCAATTTTGCTATTGCACAGTCAACTTTATTCTCTGGCATTTCCCCAAATACTTCTATTCCATATTTAAAACGAAATTTACTGCCCAAGCAGTGGGCAAGAAAATTCAAAATATGTGTAACAGCTCGTGAATATGGACAATCAGCCGTTTTTATAGGAACAAATTTAAGAAGCTCTGCTACTTTATCTTCCAGCTTCCCTCCATCATAAGGACCTGGCTGTAAAATGGCATCCCCAATTTTACCTTTATTTACATTGGCAAGAACATGGTTATTGGAAACTAAAACTAATTCGCCTTTATGATATGCCAGAAATCCCGCTGTGCCAGCCGTTATATCCTTATGCCCAACTGAAACGCCCATTTTAAAAGGACGATATCTTTTTGTGCGGTCAATGGCTACTAATTTTTCTGCTACTTCTAAAAAAGTAATATCTCCTACCTCCATCACATCAGTAGGGATATTTTCAACTTCTCGTGGGACAACATCTTGGGGTTTGAGTTGGTCCAGAGGCAATTTTTTTCGCACAGTTATTACCAATCCTTCACCTGTAATTTGTCCTTTTCGGACGAGCAATCCTCTGCCCATTCCCAATACATTTTTCTTTTTATAAAGCGCTTTTTTTGCTTCTTTGCTTATCATTTATTCTCCTACATAATACATAGTAAAATCAAACCATTTTTCATTTCTAACATACATTGTTCCTTTTAAAGCATGCTCGTTTATTTTTTCTAAGACATCTCGCACAGGCCAATATTTATAGTGCAGTTCCATATCTTTAATTTTAAAATCTGCCAAAAATAATTCGCTCCCCCAAGGAAGAAAGTTTTTCCCACTATCTCCTTCTATTTTTTTGGTCAGGATGTGTGTTTCCCCGATGTAAACTTTCCAATATCCATCAAGTATTTTATTCATTTTATTTGACAATTTCCTTTTTAATTAACTTACCACCAGCAGCTTGAATTATGCAGATAAATATTTCGGGCGTTACCAGCCACGGTTTGATGTGACTCCATCCAAATATCTTTACCAATGGAGCAACACAGCCTTCACTGCAAAAATATTGTCCTTCTTTTTCCTTTCTCCATTTAGTAAAAAGTCCAAAAGCCGCTATATAATCAAAATATGCTCCTTTATTGGCAAGCCCCTGCATAAAATTATGTATAAAAACTTGCTGTGCTTCAGAAACTTCCAATTTCCATATTTCATATTTACTTCCTTTAGGGTAGCCTTTTAAAAATGGCCTAATAGCCCATTTTACTTTAAAAATTTTCCAAATATTTTCTGGCCAACATTCTATGGCATAATCAGGTCCTGCCTGTTCGGCAGGAATTAAATAGGCAATGTGGCTGTATTCACTTTGTGTTTGATACTCAATTACTTTTGCCAACCAATCATTACCTTTTAAAGCAATATATTTAATTTCAGCCATTTGAAACCCGCAAAATGCCTGCCCGACGGCAGGCGGGCCTGCCCGCAGACGGGCTATACATTATAATCTTCTACTACATAAGGCTCACTCTGCCCGGAAGGAGTAACTAATGTTCCTTCAAATTCAAGAGTGCCAAAATCATCAGCTAAAAAGTCAATTTCTGAAGAAGGTGTAAATACTGCTTTATAGACACGCACCTTGCAGTTTTTCCCATTTGCCCAATTTTTGCCGTTTAAAACAAATGCACCCTGCACTGTAGGTTTCTTTGAACCTGCCACTTTTTGATATGTTTTTGCCTCATAGCTGTAGTCCACTTTTAAAACTTGTCCTTCTGTAATATCTCCGCTAGATAGTGCTTTTATCATTCCCATGTCGTAATCTACTACATAGTCTTCATTTTCTGTATATGTAGTGTCTCCGCCTTCATTTGTTACTATTGGTGCTGGGTCTTTCTTCACTCTGTCGTGTGCAAGGGCTACATATTTATCTAGCTTTGCATTGATAGTCTCATCAGTAACAGAACCCTCGCTAACATCTTGAAGTGATGCCTCTCCTAAAAGTGCCATAGCTAAAGTATCTTTATCAAAATCATCCAGCGTGAAACTTATTTTTGCAGGCTGATGTAAATAAACAGTATCAAGTGCTTGGCCATATGTATCCTTCATTTTGGAAAGACGTTCCTTTTTTTCAGTTGCTTCCTGAATAGCAAATTTAGTAGCATTGCCAATTTGCACCCAACCTGTGCTATTGCCCTCATCGTCAAATCTATCAAACCAAAGGTCTCCAGCTCCTATAAATCCAGCCATTTATTTCCCCTCCTCTTATTTAGTTTTTTATAGTTATTTTCTGCATTCTCCTATGGAACATAAATCCCTCCTTGTGTCTGCTTCCAAGGCACTTTCGTGTATATCATGCTATGTGGCAAGCCTCTTAACATGCGGTAGACTGGACTGCGATACATATTTTCACGGATTTCATCCGATGACCACGCACGGTTTTCAATAACAAGAGCAGCAATCAGGCCCTTAAAAGGGTATTTAACAGTATGCAAAACATTTGCACCAACGAAGAGCTGTCTTTCGCTATTATCAATAGTATGTGGACCAATATTCAAACTTGCCTCTTCCAACCCATCTAAATAAACTTTCATATATGCCCCGTCATAAATCGCTGTAACATATATCAATCTCCCTTTAGGCAAAGTATATTCAACTCTTTTATATCCATCAGGATAACCTAACCCATCAATATATAAAGAGAAATATTTTGTTACTAAATCATAATCCCCATCACCGTAAGAAGGCCTGTATTTACATACTATGTGACCTCTATCAACTTGAGATATTACCCACACCCCTATTGTAATTCGATTAACAACAGCTAAGCTTGTGTCATCTCCGCAATCTACATAGCCACTATCTCCATCAATCTCAAATCCCATTACCCCAGGGGTAACCATATATGGCCTTGCACCACCATGAGGCACACCGTGATTGCCGCTTCCTGACAAGTCAACCCACCCACTAGACCTACAATCCAGTGGGTAGCATGATAAGTCCAAAACAGATTGTTTTTTACTCACTTTTTCAACTCCTATTACACCATTATTCACAATTACCTGCCAAATATCGCCAGCGAGGTCCCGAAGATAAAATTGCGTATCTGGCTGTGCTGTGGTATCCGCTAGAACCAGACGGCCATTGTCGATAGAAAGCACCCATGTAGTTGTTCCATCTTTATCGTTTATGACTGGATTAGATTCACTTTCAGCCTCCGTGTTTTCCTCTAGTTGCAGCTTGCCATTGATAACTTTCAGTTTCCAGTATTGTTCAACTGCTGCATCTTCTAGAGGATAATATTCCTTTATCAATTATTGCTCCTTCCTATTTCCACCCATCTATCTTCGACATAAACTAAGCTTAAAGTATCGTTTTGACCCATGACAAAATCACCTGCCAATTCACTCACCCCTGCTGTATCGCTGAAATTGCATACATTAGCAGAAACATTCACAATCGTAACAACCGTTCCGTCTATCACATCTGCCTCCCCCATAATAATGTCACAGCCATCTGCATCATTGCAGATTAACTTCACAGAGCTGGTTGAAGGAGTAAGAGTATAAGAAGCAGGATTAGCATCGCCTGAGTCTGTAACAGTAACTTCGTCTGGGGACGAGCCGATGACTCCATTTACCTCTATACTCCTCAATTTTCTTCTGGTTGCAAAGTGGACTAACGCCTCCCTCAATGTCACAACTTTAATACCTCTTTCCCTTGCCCAGTCGATAGTGTTTGCAATTCTCTCTTCAGTTAAAGTAGAGAGATTAGCATGACCATACAACAAGCCAAGCTCGTTATTTGTGGCTATGGTATCCAGAAAATTTTGAAGCTCCGAATCACTCAGTTTGTCAGTTTCAAAACTTTTTCGAGGCAGGGCATAAAGCTCGTCAGTCCCAATAGGAAAAGAAACCCTTCCATCACCACCCTTACAAGCAGCCCTGTAAAAATGCGAGACCCAAACTCTCGCCTCTGGATTCTCGCTATTGTAAGGATAAACAAAAGCTCCTATCCTCAAATCCATCTCAGACAAAATCCTTTTGGACTCATATAGCTCCTTGTATGCATAGTCCTCATGAATCTTCAGAACTGCACCATCCGATACTTGATACGAATTCGCAAGCCCATTTTCAATCGTAACATAATTACCGTTGTCATCTGACCCTGTCCCAGTTACCGTTACATTTTCAGGCCCTGCGTTGTCGTCCCAGACTCTGTAGACGTATCCAACTTTGATGGGGCTAAGATACTCTATATAGAGTTTGGTATCTCCTGTGTTCGCATCTTGGGTCAAATCAGTAGAATAGAAGGCAAGATGATTTAAGCCATGGCTCGCAATTTCCCAGCCCGCATCTTGCATCTCCCGCAGCTGATGAGGTAATATTCCTGACGGGCCTTCCATTCCATTGATGTTTATTGCTGCCACTGCAGGAACACCTTTCTCCTGGTGAATAGGATAAGCTTTCGTCCAGGTAGCCCTGACAGCGTCATCATAAACGATAACAAGCATAGGTCTTACCGAAAAATTCCCCAAGTTACAACACAAATCATTTATCAGCACTGAAGAATTTGAAAGAGAAAGTCGTTTCCATTCCGACGCACTGTTGCACAAGCCATCAGCAGTATCGCAGACGTATAAAACTTTATCGTCTTCTTCGTAACATAAATCACCTGCTCTACCATCTGTAATAGATGTGCAATCTGTCGTATGTGTTCTATAACGCCAAAAATACCAAGTGGCTGCACTAATAGATGTAACTAGAAACAGGATAAGAATCAGTAAAGATAAAATTTTTTTCATTTCAAAACTCCATTATTGCAAAAATATTTGCATAAAACTGTCAAAACTACCTCTTGAAAGATATAGTCTGACTTCGCCTTTCTCAGTGGTAGCAATTTTGTTGTATATTTGAACTCTCAAAGCAAGTCTTTCAGTTGCAGCAATCTCAAATCCATTTGTTAAATTTAAAAACGCTAGCCCAGAGCATTTTTGATATGTAGTTGAATTAGTAGAAAAATTAGGCGTGGCTTCTCCATTTACTTTGCTTGTAAAATTGTCTGAAGCATCCATTATTCCTAAGTTGAAAACACCTTTTGTCCAATAGACGTCCCCCTCCGTACTACCAGTTCGAACAATTCCAACGCAGCAGATACAAGGAATAATCTGAGCTGGAACTATTATTTTTCTTGGAACAGATAAGGCTAAAACAAAGGTTTTATCTATTTTTAAAGTTTCATCAGTTTCTGTAATTTCTGCTTCCTCATAATCTAAAGCACAACTCTCTGGATTTTCTAAGTCTGATGGATTAGGGGTAGTCTTTAAAATGTAGCTTTGCCCATCTCCAAAAGGCCACTTATCATTGACCTTTTGAAGACAAAATATTTTAAATGGAGAATCTATTTTAAATGCTTCTCCATCAAAAACTTTTCTTAATATTTCCACAGTTATCATGTTCTTCTATCCTCCCTTATTTTTATTTCCGCAGTCAGTAAATTCAGGAAAGTCGGATATTTTCGCAAGGTTAAATCTTCATCTACGCTAATGGTGCTGATTTCTTTAAAGAAAATAGGAGCCTCAACGGATTTAGAAATTTCCTGTCTAATTAACTGCCCTAAATGGTCTATCTCAAATTCTCCATTGTATTTTTTACCTTTGTCATCATTTTGGATATCGGTTTGAAAAATACACAGGAAAATAAAAATTTCATAATCAATTAGACGTTGCTCATTTTGTTCGTTCACTGTTCCTGTCTTCCATCCTAACAAGGCAAAAGGACAATTTGATGTTTCAGGCAAATCATTTACATCTGCTCCTAAAAATACTTTTATGGGTTTGTTATAATAAAGTTGGCAAAAATCATCTATCAACTGGCTGTTTATTATTTGCGTTCTAATGTCATCTAAAATTTGTGTTATTCTTTTCATGTCCTGGGTCTTTCTCTCCTCTCACAGCTTAATTCCCAAATACCCATATTTTCTTTGCGGGCTAAAACTTCCCATTGCTTGGCCTGAGCATCTTCTATAAAATCATGGTTCTGTGGTTCGTTTAATCCAGCTTGGTCTAGGTCTTCTTTTTTTACCCAAATTTCAGCTTGTTCAGCAGTGGCAAGTTCTGCATCTGCATCTAATTCACGTTCAAAAATAACAGCAGTGAGAGATGTTGGAACACCGTCCCGAATATAAGAAACTGTTTGAGCTAATTCATTAGTATTAAAAAAAACAGCTATGTCTTGTTGTATTACATTTTGCAAACTCATTGCCGTATCATAAAAAATAATATCAAGTTAATTAAACCTCCGCCTGCTGTGCCTAAAAGAGCCGCTACAGCATAAACAATAGCTAGTCTTATCTCTACTTTCCGCAGACGTTTTTCTATATCGCCAATTTCATTTCTATTTTCTATAAAACGTACACTAGTATTTTCTAACTGCCCTTCTATCCGGCTAATTTTCACTATTAATTGCTCCTGGCCGTTCTTTAAATAACGAATATCCTCAGCTAATTGCTTGAGATAATCTTCAGAAAGATCCGGGGGCATAAACAACCTCTCTTGCCTATCCCCGCCTGCCTGTCCCCGCCTGCCGTCGGGCAGGGGCAGACAGGCCTGCCTGTCAGTTATGCCAGCATAACTTCTATCTCTGTAGTAGCACCAGCAGCTACTGTGCCCATTGCATAGCCAAAAAGAATGCCATTTGTAGCGTCTTTATTAATCTCGTCTCCATCTTTATATAGCTTATCCCAACGGGCAACGGCGCTATTGCCAGCGTCATCCTTTCCTGTAACATTCAATTTTACGACCACAGCATCACGGACAATTACTGTTGCCCCGCCATCATCATCTCTATCAGTCAAAGCAATTGCTGGAATTTCTGCTTTATCTTCTCCTAATATAATAGGGTCTCCACTGTTCACACCTTCTGCAACAGAAGGTTCATAAAAAGTTGTGCCTTGTCCAAAGCTTATATTTTTTGCCATTTTTTTATGCCTCCTTTTTCAATTTGTAAGGTTTTAAGCACCTGGATTCTTATATAAAGCTTTCCAGCTTATGGCTTTTGCGCCTGCTTCAATCCTTACCTTAAATTCTACGCCATCAACATGCCAGCCTTCCTTTTGTTCAAGAGTAGGGGCCTGTTTCCCATCCAGGAAGAAAATAGTTACAGTCTTTCCTTTTGGTCCAGCCACATACCAAGCAGTGCCAGCATCATCTAAGCGTCCATCACTAATAACCTTTAAGTTGTATTTACGAAGAATATTAGGTTTGGCCGATACTTTCCCACCAGTAGTAGAAAAATCTACATATTGCATGCCAAGCAATTCTTCTACATCCATTCCATCTTCAATACGGACAATTATAAATTGTGGTCTAATGTGAAGTCTGCGTTTACCGCCAATGTCTTTTTGTTTAAGCATAGCTTTTATGGCTGCTTTAATGGTATCTGTGCTTGGGGCTGCCCCGGCGCCGGCTAAGTTACCATGACTAGAATGAAAAAGTGCCACACCATCGCCCATAGTTGGGTTTGTGGTCAAAACTTTATACGCTAAATCGGCTATTTTTCGCCTGGCTGCTGCACCCATTTCCTTTGGGATTCCAGTTAAGGCATTTAAATCATCATTTATGATTGTTTGTCTTGTGATAGAGAAAAGCTTGCCATAGGTGGCAATTGAATACTTCTCTTGCTGTTCGCTAACCGTGCCATATTTGTATTCTGCCCCTTCTGGAATTTTATCCAGGTCATCAAATTCACCTGGGCGAACCAGTTTATTTTCTTTAAAATCGCTAACAGAACCTACACCGCACCATTCACGCCAAGTTTCTGGTTCTTCTTCAAAGCCCTGCATTAAGGCCTTGTTGGCTACATTTTGAAGGATAAGAGGAAAATCAGAGGAAGTGTGTGTAAAAGCACGTGCTACCATGTCCATTTTGCTTAAGCCTCTACATGGAATATTTGACCTGATAAGACACTCTCTAGCTATTTCTACCAGAGGACGGTTAGCAAAATCCTCAGCCCCGCTATCTTTAACCTCTTCAGCAGAGACAAAACCAACTCTTAAAAGCAATCCATTCTGAACGGCCCTATTAAATTTATCTTTTTCATCCTTACCTGTTACAGGTTCACCAGTTTCCATCCTTCCAACTGGAGTATTTCTTTCAGCCAGTTTTTGAAGAATTAAATCTTTTGCCCTTTCCACGGTGTATTTTTGCTCAATCATCTCATCCATCAACTTCTCATCAATATTATGCATTTTGCAAAGAGACCTAATCTCCATTACTCGCTTGCGTTCTGCTTCTTCTCCTTTTTTCCTTGCTTCCTCTATCTCTTTTTGTATTTCTTCAGGATTTTTAATTTCTTCTTTTCTTTTTTCTTCTGCCATTGTTTTATCCTCCTTTTTATTTTCTTGTCCGACTGTTCGACCCACACCTACCGAGGCATCGGCAGGCACAGGAGTTAAAGAAAACTCAAAAACACTCCATCTTTGCGCTATGTATGCAGGCCCCTTAAATCCATTCCATTGCTCTTTTTCTTGCAGTTT